GGTGCAACAATTTTAGATCCTAATCCCCCAAGAAAAGATCCACCCTTCCCCAATATTCCTTCTGCTTTTCGTTCAGCTCTAAACCTTTTAGCTGCATTAGCATCTGCCTTAGCCCGTTTTATGTCATTTTGTTCTTGAACAACTCTATACGCAAAATCCAAAGACAATTGCTTTTGTATTTCTACTAAAATTCTATTTGTCTCAACCAGTGTTTCTCCTATTTGAGGGCCCGCAGAAACTAATGAACCTTGATTAATCTTACGGCCACCAAAAATTGAAGAAGAAAATTTAGTTATCTTCGGAACTATAGATTGTGTTTTAAAAATTGAACTAAATGCCACTTTTTTGTTGCTGTTTTAGATTTTCTTCTTCAATATATTGTTGGAGAAGGGAAACATATATTTCTCTTTCCCAAGGTATCATGTTTTCTAACTCCGTTAAGCTATATTTATGGTGCTGGATCAAGGCAAAGTTTGTTCTATAATAGTTTTCCAAACTTTCATGAGCCAGGGCTAACTGAAAAAAGATGCCAGTCCCTCAATTACAACTTCACTCTCAACCTTAGTGTTAGGATTAGTTACTTTAAGAGTATGGGAAAGTTTAGGCATCGTCTCAAAAAATGCCTCTATTGCTTTAAATTGACCAGAGTTCATTTGCTCAATAAATTCTTTCAATTCTTTTTTAGTACACTCAGTAGCATCCCATGCTTCCTCCTCATTATATACCTGCTTAATGCAAGACATAATTATATTTAAAGATTCATCTACCTGACTCTTTCCACTATCAGTTTCAAAATTAGATTCAATAAACTGGGCTAAAGATGGATATTGCATCTGCACAGATAATGTATCATCCAATTTAATAATATTAGAATGAGCAGGATCCTTTTGAACTTTAATAGAATCAATATCAATTTCTACCAAGACTTGTGTCTCTCCATCATCTGGACAAGTCACATTAACTTCAACGGTTTCCCCGACAGATTTAGCACGAACATTTAGAAACAAATATTCAATATCAAAGGTTGATAATTTATCGACCTTAATACCTCTAGTAATAACACAGTTACTAATGACAGTTTTAATTGCATTAGTAATTTGTTTTGTATCTTCAGATTCTAATGCCATAATTAGAATCTTTTCTTCTCGGACTAAAAAAGGTCTATATTTAATCTTTTTATTACTAGATGGCAACACCAACTCATAGGTTGGCGTAGAAATTTTTGGTAAAGGCATAATTTTTAATACACTTCAGTAAAATTATTTATCAGCTAAATTTAAGCTCTATGTAGTAGGTTCATCACTAGGTACCTGAGGACGACCTGCCATAATATAACGATCATATGCAAATTGTACGGTAACCTTCAAAAGATCCGCACCACCATAAGAAACCGGAATGGAAGTCATTGCCTTAGGAAAAGAATTAACAAATTCATAGGTAACATAATTATCATAATTTCTATCAAATTTTGAAATGGATAATATTGCACATTTATATCCTACAGTATTTTCCGAAACCCATGGATAATTAAACCGACGATAATAGTTATATGAATCTGTCCTCTGAATTCCATCTACTCTATTATCTCCCGAAATATAATCCATCCATCCCTCAAAAAATTTAAGGACATTATAATTTCTATCAATATAGAATGTAAACTCACTATCAACATAAAGACGAGTATGAGCAAATTGTTGATTAATACCTTGATAGTTATCCTTAACTTCTGCTGTCGCAAATGAACTTGTCGGAAGTGTGGCATCCGAACACATAATACCCACACCACCATTCACATACCTATCTTCCACCCCATAGAAATCCTTAAGGTAAGTCCCAAGTTGACCCGCAATTCCAGATATATGAACCTGATATTGATTTGTTAAAGATAATTTACTAATGTCAGTTCTGTTCAAAACTCCCATTTTGAACTTTTGGATTACCGCTGCCATAAATACCTTATATTATTTTTATATTATAAAGTATTTAGATGTCTTATAAAGGTAGATATCAACCCACCAATCCCTTAAAGTATAAAGGAAACTATAGAAACATAATTTATCGTTCTTTATGGGAACGTAAGTTCATGAAATACTGTGATAGGAATCCAAATATTTTAGAATGGGGAAGTGAAGAATTTTGTCTACCCTATAAATCTCCCTTAGATAATAAAGTTCATAGATACTTCCCAGATTTTTATATTAAAGTCCGAGAGAGTACAGGAAAAATTAAAAAGATGATTATTGAAGTAAAACCCAAAAGACAATGTATGGAGCCCAAACCACAGAAAAAGAAAACACGAACCTATATTTACGAAGTTCGTGAATATGCCAAGAATCAAGCAAAATGGAAAGCAGCAACAGAGTATTGTCTTGATAGAGGATTAGAATTTAAAATATTAACCGAAACCGAACTAGGAATATCTAAATGACATCCAGTTATCCCACCGATGATAAACACAACAGAATTCGTGGTGTCGTCAATAATTTAATAGGAACAGAGAAACCAGAGGAATTGATGCTGGAAATAATGGAAGCTCTCAATAATACAGTCACTCCCGTTCCTGATGTAGGAAAGTATTATACTTTTGTATATAATCCCAAAACTGCAAATATTGAATATGATGCCCATCCATTAGTCGCAGTAACTGATCTCTTCCGATGGGGATTCAGAGGTATCAATTTTCATTGGGGTAATTATAGACAATATACTTGGAATGAAGTCATAGGTCAGTTATATGAAGTCTATCCAGAGGAACTGGCAGATGCAAGAGAAATACCTTTTGCTAAAAGACAACTAAATAGTTAAAATTATAGATCAAGGTCGATAAATGAGCGATAAAAATCAATTTACATTAGATACTAAAGGAACTGGATGGAAAGCAAATGTAAGAAAAGCTGTATTAGGAGGTATTGATAACGCAACTTTCAATATATTTGATGCAGATCAACGAGGAGCAGCAGGTTTTCAATTAGATTTAAATAAAAGAACAGAATTCAACAATCAAATAAACAAAGAAGTTTTGGGCAGCAATTCTTCTGTAGGGGGTGTCTATAATAAAGATGGAAGTTTGAAAAAAACGGTTAATGGAAAACCTATTGTAAATGCAGAAGGTTGGACAGAAGGTGACACAAAAAACTGGCTAACTACAGGTCAAAAACCTTCAAAAACATCCAATCAGTTCAAGTTCTTAAAATATAACAGAAGAATACCAAGAAGAGCTAAACCATCTAAATTACCCAATAATCTGAGATATCCCCACAGTACAATAGATGATACTCAAGATTTTCTAAGATTCTCTATTTTTGAATATAAAAGAAGTGGAGTAATTACAAGAGGAAGTTCGGTTAAGCAAGAACAAAATAATCTAAAGTCAAAATCATTAGGTAATATTATTCTACCAATTCCTGCACAACTGGTAGATGCTAATGCCACTAATTATGGACCCGGTAATATGAATTTTGTTGCTGGTGGTTTGCTGGAAGGATCTAGAAACTTAATTGAGGGTGACTTCACAGGTGCAGGAGATGACGCAAAAAATCTACTAGGAGGTCTAATAAGTAATCAAAATGCAGCAAAAAATTGGTTTGCGGCAAAAGCAGTTAATGCCCTTATTGGTGGAAATCTTACATTTGATCAAATCTTAGCAAGAAGTCAGGCAGAAATAGTAAATCCAAATATGGAATTATTATTCAGTGGACCTACTCTAAGAAACTTTAGTTTTAATTTTAAATTAACACCACGGTATGAACAAGAAGCAAAGGTTATAAGAACCATCATCAAAGCGTTCAAAAGAAATATGGCACCCAAAGGAGCTTCAGGAGACTACTTAAAATCACCAAATATATTTGAAATTCAATACCTTGGTAAAGCACGAAATTATTTAAATAGAATGAAGTTATGTGCTCTTACAAATATATCAGTAAACTATACCGGTGATGGAAATTTTACAACCTATCAAGATGGTGCACCGATTTCATCCATGATGACACTATCATTTACAGAACTTACACCAGTTTACAATGAAGATTATGAAGCATATGATGATGATTCAGACGGAGTAGGTTACTAAAATGGGATATTTCAGAGAACTACCAGATTTAGAATATCAAGACTTTCTATCAGGGAGTCGTTCATCTCAAAGTTATTTGACGGTCAAAAATCTTTTTAGAAGAAATAAACTGCGTGATGATTTACAAAATGTCTTTACCATCTTTGATAAGTATGAAATAGTAGAAGGAGCTAGACCCGATACGGTTGCCGAAGAATATTATGGCAATTCACAATTAGATTGGGTCGTATTGATTACTGCCGGTATTATTAATGTCAGAAATGAATGGCCACTCTCCAATAGGGATCTATATTATTATGCACTCAATATTTACGATGACGAAAATAGTTTAAATGACATACATCATTACGAAACTAAAGAAATTAAAGATTCTTTGGGTAGATTAATTCTCCCTAAAGGCAAAAATGTAGATAGTAATTTTAGCATCACCTATTATAGAGATGGTTCAAATATTACTCCAGTCCCTTCTGACACTGTTCAAGGGATTAGTAATTGGGAATATGAAACACTAGAAAACGATAAAAAAAGATCCATCTATCTTCTCAAAAGAATGTACCTACAACAATTCTTAAATGATATGAGAAATATAATGATCTATCAAAAGTCTTCTCAACGAATTAATGATCGTTTAGCAAAGACAGAAAACACCAAAGTTACAATGCCATAAAAAAAGGGAGTCTTTTGACTCCCTTTCTTGTATCATTCTGCGGCAAGTTTCGCAAAGTAAGATAATGGATCATCCTCTGGTTCTGAACCAGTGCCACCTGCAAGAACAGGTTCGGCTACTGCGGCAGAAACTAATTGTTCTGCAGAACCACGATCCTCTTCATCAACCACTTCAGGATCTTGACGTGCTGATGCCTTATTACCCAGAACAAAGTTCAAACGAGTCTTAAGTGCATCATAAGACTTAAACTGATCAGGAGCAACAAACTCTTGAAGAGATGCTTGCTTCTTCCAGAGGGCTTCTAGTGCATCGTCATCATCCAAGAGTGGAGATTGAGCAGTGAACTCAGAAGAGTCATAATTACGATAACCAGCAACGTTCTTAGCCTTCAACTTGAAGTTAGCACCTTGCCAGAAGTCAAATGGATCAATTGCTTCCTCATCCTCAAACTCAGGTTGCATTGCTGCAGTGATCTTATCAAAGATTTTCTTGCCAAACTTGTACAAGAATACCTTACCTTCATTTTCAGGATTTGCTGGATCCTTTACGACATAGATGTTACTGACATAAGTTAACTTACGCTTTTGCCTACGTGCAGCATCTTTACCTGCATCTGTGCCATTGTTCCAAAGAGTAGTATTAAACTCTGAAACAGGATCCTTCTGACCAAGAGTAGTCAGAGAATTCTCTATGTACCAACCACCTGCACCTTTAAATGCATGGGAGTACAGTTTTACGAATGGTAGATCCTCACCATCGGGAGCAGGAAGGAAACGTATGACGGCATATCCATTACCGCTTTTGTCTACTTCTAATTTCCAAAGACGGTCATCAGATGATGAACCGTTAGTATTCATTTTCTCGACTTCTTTTACCAACTTTTGGGTAAGAGAGCCTAATTTTGATTGCTTTTTAAGATTAGCAAACGACATTTAAGATACCTCGGATTTAATAGGATTAATTGGATTTGGGGTGGGAGATTGGATTAATGTATACCAATAAGTACAGGGCATTTCTACATAAGTAAATTTTTACTGTACTGCCTGAGTCCCGACTGGTAAATCGATTCTATCCCGAAGGACAGCGAGCACCACCTCTGACCCATCACCTTGACTAGACCATTGCCAGCAAGTTTTTCAGTCACTCCCGTGTCGGGCGATCAACCCAACACATATATTATAACAGATCACCAATCACTTGTCAACAAATCGTTCAAGTGATTTTATGGTCTGATGCATATGATCAAATAACATTCTAATATCAGTCCCTTCTGGAAATCCCAACATGGTAACTGATTTTTCTAATTGCAATTTCAATTCTTTCGCTTTAGGATCATCTGAAAGAGACAATCTTGTATACATAACACGTTGTATTTCTAACAACTCAACCAATTTTTCAATATGCTCCATCTTCTCATCAGATGATAAACTATTAATATTCATCATCTGACCATAAACTTCTTGTTGCAAATCATTAATTTCACGCAACTCATCTTGAACAATTTCAGACTCAAAAAATTCATTCATTGATCAATTCCCTCAAGATTTTTTTATAGTGGAACACATTAATATTTAGGAAAGGTATGTACTTTTTAATCTTTAAACTAACGGTTTCCCACACTGGATCCTGTAATTTCCTATCAAAGTTTTTTCTGAAAGAAAAGACTTTTTCCAGTATAATAAGCGTTTCTAACGAGATCTCTCCACCCAGATACTTTTTTAGTAATGGGGGATGTCCCTTCGAACAATTGAATACTTCGTTCAAGCTTTTCTCGCACATTAATTTCTCGACTTGTTCTTTGAATAAGTACGTCAAACTCTGTTTGCGTCGCATCCAATCGGCGTAATTTCTTTCGCCAGAATTGATAATCTCTCCGATCCATAAGTTTTGTGGGTTGTCAGTGTGTACAAAATTTGCTAAAAGAAAATTTAAAACTTCTTCATCAGAATATTTACGACTCGTTTTTTCGAAAAAATATTTATCCTTCCGTTTGTTAAAGGAGGCCATAGTTGCCCTTGAT